CTCGACTCAAAAGACGTTGACGCAAAGGCTCCCGGTGTTCGCAGCAAGCTAGCCGATCTGGAAAAATCCGCATCGAAGACCGAGCATGGTGTAAAGGGAATCGGTACAGCCTCCAAAGGGACTGCATCAGAATTAACGGTCCTTTCCGCAAAACTCGGTTCATTCCTCGCTGTTCTCGGCGGAACTGTAGCTGTTCGCGCCTTCGTCAAAGACACCATTGAAACGAATACGCAGCTTTACTTTCTCTCTCGCAATCTAGAGATGAACACGCAAAAGCTCTTTGCGTGGGGAGCGGCGGCACAAGAGATTGGCGGCAGCAAGGGTTCGATTCAGAACTTCATGCGGACGATAGCGGGAATGCCTGGAGAACTGCTGATTGGGAAGATGCCTCAACTACTTCCGCTCTTTGCGCGCCTGGGCATAAACTTTCGTGAGCCGTTCGATCAGATCATGGTGGATCTGTCGAAACGATTCGCAGGCATGGACCGCAAGGTTGCTTTCAGCTTCGGCATGGCAAGCGGAATCCCCGAAGACGTGATGAATCTGATACTGCAAGGGCCGGGAGCCGTGCAGGGGGCACTGGCGAGAACAAAGGGATTCGGGCCTACGGGGAAAGAGGCCGAGTCGGCGGCACAGTTGAAACTCCGCTTTACCGATCTGGAATTGCTGATTGTCAAGATCGGCTATGACCTGCTCTACAAGGTGACGCCGCACCTTGAGAAGTTTCTCGACATTCTCCAGAAGATCGGAGTTTGGGCGCAGCGTCACGAGAAGATTGTAGCTATCATTGTCGGGGTTGCAGCGGCCCTTGCTGGCGTTGCCGCGCTGGGAACAGCCCTTGGCGTCGTCGGTATGGCGTGGACGGCCTTGACGGGCGCTATTGTGGCTGCTGCTCCCGCTCTCGCCGTGGTGGGGATTGTCGCGGCCCTTGGAGCGGCGATCTTGCTGCTTTGGGATGATTACAAAACATGGTCCGAAGGCGGAACAAGCCTATTCGATTGGACAGGATTCGAGAAAAATATCCGCAAGGCGGGAGATGCCTTCGACTGGCTTGGAGACAAGATCGAAAAAGCAACAGGAGCCTTCGGGAAGTGGCTAGCGGCGCACGGAGTGAAACTTCCTGAAAACGCAGCAGGTAAGGCCGCTTCATGGTATTGGAATCACCTGACGTTGCCTGGTTTACTTGGAATAAAAGTCAATCCTTCGGACGAACGAGGATTAAACGCCAAGTCTACACTGACGGGGAAAGATGTGGAAGATTATTACATGAATCGGGGCTATAGCAAGGAGTGGGCCGCTGCGATGGCTTCTAATGTCAATTCAGAGAGTAGCGGGAATCCAAAAGCCGTAGGAGACAAGGGTACTTCTTTCGGGCTTTTCCAATGGCACGACGAAGCAAGAAAGGCGGCTTTCAAGAAGTTATATGGGCATGACATTTCACAAGCGAATGCCGCAGAGCAACTCGATTTCGCGTATGTCGAGATGAAGGCTATGGGGATTGATACAAGCGCAACTGTAGGACCGCGCTACGCTGCCTCCATTGTCTCGCGAAGGCTTGAAAGTCCAAAAGACAGGGCAGGGGAATCCGCGCGGCGGGGAGATTACGCTGTCTCGCTTTTAAGGGGGGTTGGAGGAGCGTCAGGTACGGCAGCGCTCGCCGGAACAAGCAACTCAAATAGTACAAGCAGCACAGACAATAGCAAGGTAACGCACATCGGAACGATCAATATGAGCAATCCTGCCGGAAGCTCTGCCATGACGCCTTCGATGGTTCGCGGGATGGATTGGAACACGCTTTTAACGCAACAGAACTTTGGACTTTACTGATGCCACTGATACCCTTTCCGTCGGTCCCGAACTATCCTGGCGTGCCAGCGATTCCCAGAACCGCGCCCGGATCGCCGAGTATTAATATCAGCATCGCGCCACAGCAGCAGGAGTGGGTAAATCAAGCGCCGGGAGAATTGCCGTGGGGAATCTTCACTTTAGCAAATGAGCCCATCTATACGCCAACTGATGGCGGAACACTTTCCGTTCTATCGTTCGGGTTTACGCGCTCGATGCAAGTGAGCGATTTCCCGATTGAAGCGAACAATGTAAGTCAGGGAGCATCCTTTGCGAGTTTCAATAAAGTTTTCGTTCCATCAAATCCAGTTGTCACTTTAGCTCTCAGCGGAACTGAGGGCGAGAAAATAGCCTTTCTTGCTGCCATTGACGCGGCCTGCCAGTCAACTTCTCTCTACAATGTCTACACCCCAGACGCCTCGTATAGCGGATCGAATGGGGCTTGCACGATAGAGAGGTACAGCTACCAGCGCACGGCCACGCATGGAGCTACGATGCTGATTGTAGAAGTATCACTCAAGCAGGTTTTGCAGGTCACGGCGGCGCTGAGCAACGTTCCGATTGGAACGACAGGAATTACCTCGCCGCAATCCCCAAGCGCCACGTCTCAAGTGAGCAACGGAATCACGCAGCCTTCTACGCCTCCGACTTCATGGCTGGCAAAGATATTCGGGGGTGGCACGGTGGGAGTCAAGTAATGCAGCAGATCGTCCTTCAATCCGTTCCTTCGCAGCAGACACAGGTTGTGCTTGATGCACAGTCATGCTCTATTTCTGTGTATGTGAAAAACCAATGTATGTTCCTTGACTTGGCTGTGAATGGAACGCAGATCGCTTATGCAGTGCAGTGCAAGAATCTCGTATCGCTTGTGCCTACATCCTACCTTGGGTTCTCAGGCTGGATGGTATTCTACGATACGCAGGGAACGAATGATCCCGTTTACACTGGACTCAGTACGCGCTGGGTATTGCTCTATCTCGACTCGGCAGACTTGGAGGCGTTCAATGGGATCGGGTCCTAGTTCTTTCCAAAACACGAAAGCATTAAGGTTTATTTTCACACTGGCGAACGGATCACTGTTTTCCTCTGGCGGGCAAACGGGAAACACGATTACTCTTGAAGGATTTCGCGCCTCAGTTTACATCGACAATGCGGGCGGAGCGATGATGGGGACGCTTCGGGCGCAAATATTCGGCGTGACGGCAAGCAACATGAACACGCTGACCAGCATGCTATGGGACGACTTGGTTGTGAGTTCTTCGGGATCGTCGTTTGCGTTTAACTCAATTCAGGTATTTGCTATCGACGGGACTCAGCAAACTCTTGTCTATAACGGAGACATCCTGAATTGTTGGGGCGTCTATACCTCGATGCCAAACGCGTATCTCTACGTCGAAGCGCAGATCGGTTACTCCGCACTTGTGCAGCCCGTAGCTCCTCTCAGCATCGCAGCGAATACTGACGTGGCAACAGTCATGCAGCAGATCGCTTCTGGCATGGGATACCAGTTTGAGAATAACGGTGTGAATATCGCGGTGGCCAAAGGTTCATACTGGGGAAACACTCTAATGGAACAGGCCCGCTCACTCATGCAAGCATACAAATTTTGGATGTATCTCGACAGCACAAAGCCTAATACGCTAGCGATTTCTCCTTACGGGCAAGCTCGCAATACGGCGGTTCCTCTCATTTCTCCGCAGACCGGGTTGGAAGGCTACCCGATATTCAACAGCACTGGAGTCAATTTTGAGACGTTATTCAACCCGGCTATTGTCTTTGGAGGAGAGATTCAAATGGTGTCAGCAATTCCCAAGGCGAACGGGACTTGGATCGTGGTTTCGATGTCGCATCAGCTTTCAAGCCAGACGCCTGGCGGTTCATGGAAGACAACTGTTAATGCTGTATCGCCGACGACCGGCGCGCCGCAAGTGGGGGCATGATGGGATCAGTCACCAATCCGGCGGGAATGTTGCAACCCTCGACGCTATGGGGAGTACACAATAATCTCGCTTTCATCATTCAACAGGCACTCTCTAAGGTGCAGACGGCAACGGTCGTCAAGGTCATTGCCTGCTCAAATGACGGCGGTGTGTCCCCTGTTGGCACGGTCGATGTGCAGATTCTAGTGAACCAGATCAGCGGGCAAAAGGTCGCCACTCCTCACGTAACAATGTACGGACTTCCCTACCTACGCATCCAGGGCGGAGTGAATGCGGTAATTATTGACCCACAGCCGGGAGACATTGGAATCGCAGTTTTCGCCAGCCGGGACCTCACGAATGTCAAGAGTACCAAGGCACAGGCGAACCCCGGAAGTTTCAGGATGCACGACTTCGCGGACGGGATGTATCTGGGCGGTCTGCTCAACGGGGTACCCACGCAGTACGTCCAGTTTGGCTCAGGAGGCGTCACAATCGTCTCCCCTGACACTATCACCCTCCAAGCTCCAAACATCGTTCTACAGGGCGCTGTGGCCCAAAGCGGGGGCAATGTGACCATGGCGGAAGATCTGACAGTGGGCGGTGACGTTGTGGCTGATCTCACAGGCAGCACATTTGATGGAATCCCGTTTGCAACGCACAAACACATAGGGGTAACATCAGGTAGTTCAAATACTGGAGGACCAATCGCATGAGTTCGCCAGCCAATACGCTGCTTTTGGACAATTCAGCCTGGGATTTAGTTCTCGACTCCAATGGGTCGATTGCGCTTGCCGCCCCGCCCTACGCCGTCGCGCAGGATGTGGCGAGTGCGTGCCGTCTATTCCAGGGCGAGCTTTGGTACGACACGACACAGGGCGTTCCATATTGGCAACAGTTTTTAGGCCAGAATCCAACCACTTCGCAGATCGCGTCGGCATTCAACGCGGCGGCTCTCAAGGTCCCCGGCGTAGTCACAGCAAACACTGTCATTACCTCAATTGCGGGCCGTGAGGTCAGCGGACAGATTCAGTTTTCAACCAGCGACGGAACTAGCACAACGGTAAACTTATCATGAGCACAAGCGTACCTCCGATTCAATGGCTCACGACCGGCGTCGTACTCCCCACTGATGCGGCGATCCTTGCGGGGGAGCAGGCGGACATAGACACAGCCTTTGGCGGTGGCGTCAATCCCTCTCTCTCTACTCCACAGGGCCAGATTGCATCTAGCAATGCGGCGATCATCGCAGACAAGAACAGCGCCATTGCCTACGTTGCAAACCAGGTGGACCCGCAATATGCTGAGGGGCGTTTCCAAGACGCGATAGGGCGTATCTACTTTATGACGCGGAACCCGGCCAGCTCGACCGTTGTCATTGCGACAATCGGCGGCTTGCCGGGAACCTATATCCCCGCTGGAGTTCTTGCGCTGGATACCTCACAGAACGTCTATCAGCTTCTAGGGGCGGTCACAATTGGCTTGAGCGGAACGATACCCGCAGAATTCGCAAACGTTGCAACAGGGCCGATCCCATGCTCAGCGGAGAGCCTCACACAGCTTTACCAGACTGTGCCGGGATGGGATACGGTAACGAACGCGGGAGCGGGGATCATCGGCTCAGACGTGGAGAGTTCGCAAGCGTTTGAACTTCGCCGTCAAAACTCCGTCGCGCTCAA